ATCTGTAATAATTGGTGATTTTAAATCTATCAAAGAGCGACCAGCTATTCGCTCTAAACGTCTAAAATTCTTCAACACATTTCTGGCATTCGCTTTTGTTTGTCGAAAATCTACTTCTTTTAGCAATTTAATCAAGTGAAATCGCTCCTTTTGTGGTATAATAACTATGTCGAAAATATTTCTCACAGCCGGAGCAATCTGGCTTTTTTTATTTTCTACTAAATAAACTTTTTACAATACGTACTATGAGATAGTATTTTCAAATACATTTACTCATGATATAATCATATTAACTTTCTTGGGGATTTTATTTCTGAAATAAATTTCTCCTTTTCTATGATAACTGGCGGAAAACAGTTATCGATAGTTCCTGTCTCCACCAGAGACACAATGTCAACCTTATTTGTTGGCACTATTAGCACTTTACTTGGGAAAAGTGCTAACTACCACATTAGTCAGCCATTGGTCGGCTGGCTTTTTGTTTGCAAAAAATCGGCTAGTTATTGTAAAAAAGTTGCAATAAGTTAAAACTCCAATGTAATTGGCCTCCCGTATTTTAAAATTCTCCATTCGCCATCTTTTGTATTGGTTTTATTCATATGATTTCTTTCATCACGAGCTATCGTATAATCGAAAAATAAATCGGCTTGCTCTGCTCCATGTAAGTATTCAACATAAACGCCATCGACTTGCCTTCCTATGATATAAACTTCTGGATAACTCATACGCTGGAACCTCCTAAATATAGCCCTAATCCCAAAATAAACGAGCATGAAAGGAAATAAACGAGGTCACTGCTTGTTATGTCATTGCTATACACGAAATGGCTCACGGTTGCTTTTGCTACAAGAATCATTATTGCAATGCCACTAACTTTATTTATTACTCTTTTCCAGTTGCGTTTCATTTATTCACCATCCACCTTCACAGCAAACGGCCAATAGCGCTCATCAACTGCTTTGATTTCTTGTTCTGTTAACATATCCACCTTTTCCTTACATGTCGTAAAATCAATTGCTCCCGCTAAATTTAAAAAAGTATATCCTGTGTTAGTCGCCCCTTTGTCTGGTAATAAAACGTGATATAAAGGTCCCTTCTCGACTTCGTAGCCGTCAAGCCATGCGTGAGCAAACAACTCATGATTTTCAAAAGTATCAAGCCAGTCTGATACTTCTTTAGCTTTTTCTATATGCATCGTATCTCTAAGCTTACTTGTTGCTGAGCAATACAGAGTGCACTCTAATCCTTTGCATAACTCAATCCATTCTGCCACGAACTTCGGAACAACGACTTTTTTCGGTTCGTCTAGCTGTTTTGCTAAGCTAATTGCTCTTTCGTTGGCATAGTCAGCACCTCTCAAATAATCAAGGCTGTCTGTAGAAACTTCTATGCATTCTAACTCTTCAATCAATTCTTGTTTATTCATCGCTGTTTCCCTCCTATGGATATGCATTTATTGCTTTGCCATAACAAGTAGAATCACATGCTTGATAAGTTAATTGCCACTTATCATTCATATCAATTTTTTTACCGCATTCTACACACCTGACATTCCCATCTTCGCTATATCCGTTTTTAATTAGCCACTTTTTGAATTGCTTATTTTTTTGGCGTTTATTCAACAAGATTCCTCCACTTCGTTAAATCCGCAAACTAATGAGTTCATGTTCCAAATGCCGCCGCCTTCAAGAGCAACTTTTCTTTTGTCTTTCTCAGGAAATTCAAGAATCAACCCATTCACTAATACTGTTTTTACTACTAAAAATTTGTCTGTGTATTGTGGAACTCCTTCACCGATATACTTTACTTTGTCTCCTGGTTGAATGCTCATACTCATTCCGATTCCTCCTAAATCAAGCCGCCGTCAATCAACAATACTTCGCCGTCTTTTTCAAGATTTTCTAACTGATTGAAAGCTTCTTCTGCGCCAGTCTTGTCACCCTCTTCAGTATGACTTTTAGCAAGCATTTTGAACGCTTCGTATTTATCAATTGTTTTCATATCATCGAAAAACTCTTTTTCGTCTTCTACTTCGCAAACAATATCCTTGTAAAGTTTTAAACATTGTTTTTCATCTTTAGCAGCGATTAATGCAAAAAAAGGTTCTTTAATTTCGTAAAATTTCATTCTGCTTCCTCCTCTACAAAATCAATAATTTCAATCCCCACAATGTACTCACTTAACTCTTCCCATACATCTTCGACTAACAATTTGTCGCCTTTATCATTTTTCAAAGTCATTGTAAACCAGTCTACGCCATCATCATCTGTATCAAACCATTCAAAATTGATTGGATTTTCTTTAAATTTCATGTCATATAAATCGTCTGCGTCTATGTCTAATACGTCTAAACCTTTACAGTTACCACTTTTAACAAAAGTTACATGTCCTTTATAGTCCCATTGTTGGAAACTTACCTTAATTGTATGCAATCCCCAAAAAATATTTGGATCATAATTTTTCATTTTTCTTCCCCCTGTTCAATGACCCATTCTGCAAATACTCGTACCACTTCGGATTCTTCTTCATAACTTAGTTCTTCATAAGCTATACCTGCTTCATCAGCTTCATCATCGATATAACTTTGATGTAATTTCCAAAGGTAACCTGTACAAGATGCTTTAATTTCAGTTTCATTAAATCGTTCTTTCAACCAATCCAGCACAATCTGCTGATTTTCGTTTAGATATGGTCTTTTAAACCCTTTTACGATGTATAAAACATCTTCTGCTGACATATTTCCTTCTTCAATGCGATCCATTTCTAATTGACGTTCAATTTCTTTTATTAGTTCATGCATTTAATTTCCCTCCAATAGTTCTGGATTTTCATGGATATTCCCAACAATCTCAATATCGTCGGTAGCTTCAAATAAATCCTCAGATATATTTTCCCACTCGTATTTAAATGCACCATTTTCAAAAATTACTTGTCCGTGCACTTCTTGATGGTCATCCCATCCAATATCACCCTCAAAAATTTCAACGCCGTTCTTGTCTTTCAAGCCTGTTGATTGCATGAGGATCACATCTTTAAATTCTCGTGTCAACGTATGCCTATTCTCATGATCTCCATTATCAGCCTCAAGCCAAACTGTTTTTTTCTCAAAGTCAATTTGATTAACTTTCATCATTTTTTTATATTTCTTATCCCACGCTCTAAACTTTGGAATCATCTTCTTCACTCGCTTTCAACTCTTGTTTGCTTAAATATTCTTGGAATCTCACTTTATCTTGCACATTCCAAACGTGTTTACCATAGTTTTTATACTCAGTTCTAGGCATTTTTTTATAAGGGATTTTTTCACGTTGGCAATGTGCGATTAGAGACGACATCTTAATGTTTAATTTTGTGCATATTTGGCTGAGGTAGTAATCTTCGTCAATCAAACGTCGGATTTCTGTATCTAGCTCTTTAATCTTCTTGTGCTTTGTCAGCCCTAATTTTTTAGCCCTAAACTCAACAGCTCCAACTGTACGATTTAACCTATCAGCTATATACTTATTTTTCATAGATAGATAGTGCTTTTTTAAGAACTCATCCTCTTTTTCAGACCATAGACGGTGCATGTAGCATCTAAAATCATCTTCTTTTCGCATTTTGCACAATTTTTTTCTAATCGCATTGATGCTTCTGTTCAAGTACTTAGAAGCTTCAATTAGCTGAGTATCGTTTTCAAAAACGAAATACTCTAAATACACTAGTTCGTCTTCTGTCCATTTTCTATACATGAAATCACCACACTAGGAAAGTTGCATCAATGCACCAAGAATCTTTTCATCATCTTTACTCTGCAATTCATCAATGATATGCATGTATGTTTCTTGAGTAGTAGTTACGCTTGAATGACCTAGACGTTTAGCTATGCTATGAGTTGACACCCCGTCAGCGAGTAAAATACTTGCATGTGTATGTCTAAGTCCGTGCATTGTGATGACAGTGATTCCTGATTCTTTGCATTTTCTGATCAGGTGGGAATTGTATGTTGAATTGAAAATTCGTTTATATTTGCCTGTCTTTTCATCTCGATTTACAAAAATCAATTCATCTTGAGGTAAATTTTCAATGAGCGGTTTAAACTGACCAACTATTTGCCAATCAATGCTTATCGTTCTAACAGAACTTTTGTTTTTCGTATCCTGAAAAAACATTGTAGAATTTTTGTAGTTCAATGTTTTATTAATGCTGACGGTATTTCTGGTCCAATCAAAATCAGCTGGTGTTAACGCAATGGCTTCCGCAAAACGCATTCCTGTTTTTGCAACCAGTAAAATAAACCAATCCATATTTATCCCTTCGCCAAGTTCTAGTGATTTCAACAGCTTTTGTAGTTCGCCTTTTTGCAAGAATTTTTTCTTTTTTGGTCTCGGCGGTATTCCTTTGATAATCGCTTTGTAGGTTGGATCACGTTTAATTAGTCCTTCGTGATACATATCTCTTACACAGCTGCCAATTTGGTGATGGAAATCCATTGTCGTCTGCCGCTCATGTGTCAGAGCGTATTCATTAAGGATGCTTTGATAAGCCTTTCTATCTAATTTATCTATCGTTAAATCAGGGCAAATTTCAGTAAGGTGTTTGTGGGCTATATAATATTTACTAACTGAGATATCTCTAATTGCACCGACTTTGTAAGTTTCAATCCATTCTAAAAAATAGCCGGCAAAAAGTCTGGGACGTTTGCTCATTCATTTTCTCCTCCTAACACGCTGGGACTCTCGATGTGATCAATAGCTTCTTCCAGCCATTCTCTAACTTGAAACTCTCTTGTAACCACATCGCTGTGCGGCATAACATTTACATCGCTAAAAGCCAACGAATCATCTTTTGAATTTTGTAAAAAGTAAATCTGTTTTATTTTTCTGTCTAGCGAATCACCGTGGACTACGGTGGCATTCATGCCCCGAATGGCCAAATTAAAGATCAGGAACGGAATGGTTCTATCAGATAACTCCTCTAAATCGTAAAAAGTCATTGATGGTTTATATTCAAAAAAACCAATAGATAGTCTGTCTGCTCGCCATTTTTGTATGATCATTCCACCTGTCCCAGAAGCTACTTCATGTGTCAATCCACTTCCAGGTCCTACGATTTTTGCAATCACTTCGCCAATGGAATTTGGCGTAAAATCTTGTTTCTTAACTTTCCGATCAGCGTGTTCGTCTTGAAAATATTCGTGAAACCAATCGAAAGTTAAATCTTTTTCTATTTCTAAAAATTTGTTAAACACGATTTCTCGTTTATCACGATTAAGTAATATATTCATGAGCGCTTCTGGCGCTTTGTAGGCATCGTCAACACCTAGCAGTTCATTTATTTTTTCTGTTGTTAGTTTCATAATTTCAAAGGAGTAAAGAATTCTTTGTGGTCGACCAAACCTCCACTCCTTTCGCTTATTTCTTCTTTATTTCAGCTAACTTTTTCGCAACACTTTGCCCACTTTTGTTGCATAGCGGACAAGAAGTTGCTTTTGAATGACCGAATCTATCTTTTTCCCAGACAATCATCTGTCCCTTGCATTTTATACATACCATCGCTTTTCCCTCGCTTACTGTATGTGCCATTTGTAATAGCTTTTTCTTTTAATCTACGTTTTTTCTTTTTGATTTTAGATTTAGTTTTACCCATTCACTTTGACCGCCTTTGTCAAATCAAATCCTAAAGCGTTTGGATGTCCTTCTACTTCTTCTGGTTTTACATGGTAAACATCTGTTTCAATATTAAAGCCTCCAACTTCGGCAGCTTTTCTTAACACATGACCATTCCAGCTTTTTCGATAGCCTGTTTTTTTATTCACTTTAGGACTTACACAACTTCTTGCACCTTCCGCAGTGGCTTCACACGGCAAAACAAATAATGCTTTGTTTTGTTCGTCTAAATACAGTTGAACCCATTCGGGTTTGTTCAATCGTTGAACTACTGGACCACTTAAAGCCAGACCGCTTTTTGAGATCGTTAAA